GACTGCTAATGCTGTTGCACCGATAGCTGGTGATCCAAGTCCTGCTATTGTATTAGTGCCTGGTGCTGTTGAAGTCTTACGATTTACTAGAGAAGCCTACTTTAGTGGATTAGCTACAAGTGCATCTACTGTATACATCGTCCAAGGCGAAGGTATGTAATATGGCTGAAATTGATCCAGTTAAAGTTGGTGTTATGTGGCAAAAGATGGAGACTATGGAACGAGAAGTCTCTGAATTGCGTACTGATGTCAAAACACTATTAGAAATGGCTAACAAGTCTAAAGGTGGTCTTTGGGCTGGGATGGTGATTGTTTCTGCAATTAGTTCTTTTATAGGTTATTTTTCGCATTATTTTACTAATAAATAATGGATACTGTAGACATCCTAGCAAAGATATGGCCTTTGTTAGTAGGGTTTGTTACTCTTGTAATTGTGCTTGCCAAAATGGATAATAAAGTATCAGTCCTTGAAGAAAAAGTTAAGACTCTGTTTGAACTTTGGAATAAGAAATGATGCCAGAAGGATTCCTGATTGAAAAACTAGCACCAGCCCTAGGTGGTTTATTTGGTGGGCTAAGTTTAGCAATGTTCTGGACTCCTGAAAAACTACAGGAAAAAGGTAAGGTTGCATCCGTCTTTATTGCCGGTGGAATTTCTGCAATGGCAGGATTTGCGTTTACAGGAATTGCTGCTGAAAAACTAGGAATTAATCCTGAGAAATTAGATGTATTAATTGGACTAGCATGGGTGCTTGGTCTATGTAGTGTAGCTGTCATTAATTGGGTATCTAATTACATGGTCAAGCGAGAACACATGGACATTTCAGAAGTAGCAGAAGAAATTAAAAACAAAAGAGCAAAGAAATGACATTAATACATTGGCTCATGTCTATCTTAGTAATTGAACTAATTGCAGTCTTTACAGTAGCTTTCTTAGCGTTTTCAGGATTCTTTACTGATATGCGTATGCTATCTAAGATTGGTATATTTGTGATGACTACTGGACTAATGGTGCAAGTCATGCGTTCATTACACTACTTTGAGTTTGGTTCGTACCCTATAGATACTTTGTTTCCTCTGTGGATAACTAAAGACATTGGTGCATCTATTATCATATTTGACTTAGCGTTACTTCATTTTAGAAAGGCTAGATAATGTTTGGACTAGATGATATTGTTTCTGTAGGAATGAAAGTCTTGGACAAGGTAATCCCTGATCCAGAGCAAAAGGCTAAAGCACAATTAGACTTACAAACACTTGCCCAACAAGGTGAATTAGCCCATATACAAGCAGATATTGACAAGTTTAAGGCAGAAGTAGAAGATAGGGCTTCAGCTAGAAAGGCTCATGCTGAAGTTGCTACAAGTGCCAATTCAACGCAATTAGACAAGGCTGTAGTGCCTTTGTTAGCCCTTGGTGTAGTAGGGTTAGCATTTATGTTAATTGCTGTTCTCATGTTTGTAGATACACCTGATAATCAACAACAACTAGTTATCTTTGCACTAGGTTTTGTAACAAGTGCTGCCGGTCAAGTTCTATCATTTTATTTTGGATCGAGCCAAGGCAGTAAAGATAAAACTAAAGAAATACAAGGAATGATTAAAAATGATAAGTAATTGGGATAAGTCGTTTGATATGGTCATTGCTCACGAAGGTGGATTTACTAATGATGAACGAGACCCTGGTAATAAATTACCAAATGGTCGTAAAGGCTCTACTATGTGGGGTTGTACTCAGGCAGTTTGGGAGAGATACTTAGGGCATGAAGTAACTCAAGATGATATGAAAGCATTAAAGAAGGATGATGTTAAGCCTCTGTATAAGCGTGACTACTGGGATGCTGTTAAGGGTGATGATTTACCCATTGGGGTTGATTATGCTGTGTTTGATTTTGCTATTAACGCTGGGCCAATGGCTGCTCGTAAGATGATTCAAAGAGCATTAGGTGTTACTCCAGATGGTGCGATTGGTGCAATTACTCTGAAGGCAATCCAAGAAGCTGATGGATTAGAACTATTAGATAAGTTTAGCCAGAGTAAAGAAGCCTTTTATAAAGCCTTACCTACATTTGAAACCTATGGTAAGGGATGGTTGAGACGAGTTGCTGATGTTAAAACATCTGCCTCAACCATGATTGGCTAATTACCAAAACCAATTTTTAAATAACATCCACCAAGAAACCTCTTTTTTAATGAGTGCTTCTTGGAGATTAAGCATATCTCGGTCATTCTCAAAATATGCTCGTGGTTGGCAATTAATACCTATCTGAACACCTGTTTTAGTCGTGTATGGAGTCATGGCTTTTTCACCAATCTATACATTTTAAACTTGCGACTTTCGTGCCATCGATCTTCAATAATGTAACCCTTTGATCTAAGTTCTCCAACTCTGGTGCTTAACTTCATAGTTCCAGCTTTGTGAAGTGCATCAAGAGGACTAATCCACTTAGCAAGTGCAATAACTATCAATTCGTATTGGCTCATCATGTTCTCCTTAAAATGGGACATCTTCAGGTATATCATTTAAACTTTTAGGAAATGGGTCTTTAATAGGTTCTGGATCGTTTAAATAAGCAATCAAGCAACCATCTTTTAAACTAAATAATGGGATAGTCTCTAGCTTTAGCATGAGGCCATTCTTAGTTTCTAGAATTATTCCTATTGATTGATACTTCTTCTTAGTTTTACCCTCTTTATCTTGATACTCAGATACTGCTGCTTTCAGATACCATTTGATTCCCATATTATTCACCTTTCATTAGACTTGCTTCAACTTCTACTTCATTCAAAAACTTCAAAACTTCTTCTTCCATCTTCTTTATAAATTCTTCTTCTCGCAAAACTTCTTCAATGTAGAGCTGTGATCGAGCTGGCATCCTTGGATCGAATGAAACAAACCAGACCGACTTAGCACCGGTACAACTCATTTGGGCTTGTATTTGAGTATAGTATTTTGATGGGCAACCATCCTTAAAATATGACCAATGAACTGCTGATTGATATGGGCATTTTAATTCGAGTAAAGAATCACCTATTACCCCATCAGGTGAACATCCAAAGTCTTTAATCGTAGGATGATCAACAAATGCAACTTGATCTACAAACACATTATGAGCCACCTCGAACGCTGTTCTAGCAGTCTGTTCGTTATCCGTACCCCATTGCATTGCATCATTTGTGTACGAGGCTTCTATAACCCCTGTAACCCTTTGTAAGGCCAATTCAATCAGATAATTTCCTCGTGATGCTGAAACACCTGTTTTAGTTTTTGCCATAACATCGGCAACTCTTGATGCTGTTACTTTGCCTTTTCTGATCTGCAACCAAGCATCAGTTCCCTGTTCTATTTCTTTATATATCATTTTTCACTCTCTTTCTTAAACATCTTGCAAACTAATTGCCATTCTTCAAGCGTAGGCAATATGTTAGGATTCATTACAAAACAACTGTGCATAGAATGATGGGTAATTTCTTTACCGCACTTGACACAAGGAAACCATATTTGGTCAATAATGCATCTTATTGATTCAGTCATTCTTCACCTGCCTGTTGTCTAATTTTTGCATTTTTTACAAAATCAGCTTCAAAAGGTTTTGTAACAGTAGCTTCTTTTAATATTGCTCTTGCAAATGTATAAATATCACACTCCTTAGGTGCTAAATATTTATCACGAATATCTGATATTTCCTCATAAGATAATTCACGCATCATGTACAAAGGTGTTAGGTTAAACCAAGGACTAGGTGGTAACTCTTTAAACAGTACACCTTGGTCTGATATATAAGCAAATGGTTTCATCGATCACTCCTCTCTTGTTTGGCAGCAAGGCACATTTCAGCAAACTTCTTTGGTATGTCTGGATGCCAACCACCAATTAAATTGCTACAGTTAAACTTAAAAACTTCTTCTTTCCGACTAAGTTCAGTCATATAAATAATGAAGCCACAGAATATAATCCACATTGCTATTACAAAAAAGAAACTTTTACTCATAAAACATCCTCCTTTTTATATTTTCGTTTGATGATAAAAGCTAGTTTTCTAAGTGCCAATCGTTCTATTTGCTCAACTTTGTGTCTAGGAAGTTCAAGAATGTAAGCAACCTCCTCTTGAGTAAAGTGATTATCATGCCTGTGTTCTTTCGAATTTTTCATCTAGTCTCTTTAGTAAGGATTCAAGGCGATGATTCCAGAGTTTAGAATCAACATTTGATGGCCATGTAACTAAGTACTCTTTAATAGTTTCAGTAGCCAATAGATAATCTACCTCTTTTTGCTTATTTAATAAAGAGTCTATTTGCTCATTAAATGTCATATCAACTCCTGTTTACGTTTATCCTTGGCTTTAGAAATCCGATCTATTGCTGCTTTATCTTTTGATAGTTCTTTATACGCTTGTCCGTATGCACCTTTTAAGGTATCAATGTCCAGGCACTCTCCAATCATATCCACCCAATTAGTGCAGAGATCAGTTAGATCAGGAGTCTCCTCATCAATAGCATCACTTGGTAAATCTTCTCCAGCATAAATATAAAGACCTAGGCCATGTAACGCTATTGCTTTAGCCAGGCATCGTTGCATTGCTGTATTAACTGCAAAACTATCAGGGTTAGACATCGATTTATTTTGATTATTCATAACTGGTAACTGTGCAGTCATCTTCTTGCCAAAGGCCTCTACTGTGCAAAACACCATCAAAGTATCACCAAAAGCCATTGGTTGATCATAAGTCCAAGTAGCTAATGGGTCTAGTTGAAGTAACTGATCTACTGCCCAAGCCCACGAAAGATAGGTAAATTTACCTTTTTTTTCTGTATGCTCATTAATGTTAATCTTGCGTAATTCTAGGTATTTACTCATTGTTTAATTCTCCATTGTGAAATTCGTGTTCTGCATGTTTTGTAGCTAATGTATAAGCATAGTCGTAGGCTTCTAAGTAAATATAATTTCCTAAACCAGCCATATCGTTTTCGTTTACGAACTCAGCTATGTGTTGATTTTCTTTAACTGTAAACTCAGCAACAGCCTCAGCAATCAAGTTAGCTGGTTTGTAGTCAGTCTTGATAAGTTCGTTGATACGATCATCAATTAGTTCTTGTCCATCGTCAGATAGTGGGTCAATCCATAACATTAGAAACCTCCAGTTTTGTAGATATAGATTAAAGCCAAAGTAAGGCTTATTAGGACTGTAAAGATAGTTCCGTATATGTAGTCTTTCATAT